GTTCTTCAATTCTGGTGCAAAATTCACTGCATCTGACATGATTGAAGATACTAAGAGTAATACATTTGTGCAGAAGGTACACACCTATGGTAATTTGGTTGTTACCAACCGAAAAGCCCATTGTGTTGTAGAAGATCTCTACTCACCATTGGATTACGCTTAAGTAACTGAATAACAAAATACCCCCCTTGTTTTTAAGGGGGGTATTTAGCCTGGAGAAAACATGACAACAGCAGAAATGAATACCATATTAGGGGACAGAATGGAAGATTCCGCAGGGGATCTTTTTTCAGATACCATAAAGGAACGATACTTAAATCGTGCCCAGGATAAGGTTATTCAGGCACTAAACCCACATTTACTTACAGACCTTCATGTTTTGGTTACTGGAATATCTATGCGAACCGATAACGATGTAGATACACATTTTAAAAGTTATTTTATTCCAACTCAGGCAGGAGACTTAGCATCAGATCCATTTGGGGGACCATTAGGTATTTTGGGTGTACGAATAGCCAGTAGTAACTTTATTCGCAAAATATCCTTTGATATGGCAAAAGATTTTTCAACAGGGCTGGTATCCTTTAGTGGAACCGAACCTGTATATTTTATTTTCAAAGGTAGAATTTATATTTACAACAATACAGCTAATGTGGATTGTTATTACATCAAAACACCAGCTACATTGGCATCTTCTCCTGCATCAAACTGTGAATTAAACGCTATATTTCACGATGCAATCCTGGAGTTTGCAGAAGCAGAGTTATGGAGGACAGCAAACCAACCTGATCGGATGAATACTGCTTTAACCAGGGGATATGAATACCTGGCAAAATACAACCAGAATCCAGCTACAGGAGTGATTGGAGAAGGGATTCCTTTTGACTATTCCAGTAGTAATGCTTTGATTGATCCAATTTATCCTAACTATCCAGTCGGTTAATGGCAAATTTTATTGATATAAAAGATTTTGATGGAGCATTAACCAATGCAGACCTGGAAGATTTACCAGATAATGTAGCCCAGGAGATTAAGAACCTCAAGATTGAAGCAGGAAGGTTAAAGAAAACTTTTGGTGCAGGAACACCATCAGGAACGCCAACAATAGGCTTATCCTTTGTAAATACCACAACAGGTAAGACTTATACTGTCTACAATGTATACACCTTTATTTCGGATAAATTTTCAGGAAACTCAAATGATGCTGGTGATGGCTATAGATACATACTCGTAACCATTAATGAAGATAAGAAAGTCAAATTATGGTGGTATGATCCTTCTTTGCCTGATGTAGACGATCATTTACAAGTAGAAAACAATATTATGTGGTTTAAAACCGAATCTGCTCATGGATTTGTAGAAGATGATTATGTTTTGGTGCAGGAGTGTAAAAATAACGCTTCGCCACAAGCAAGTATTACAGGTGCTGGGGTATATGAAAGAGCAGATCATATTCCTTCTACAACTAAAATTGGAGTGAATACCGATAATGCCAGAGCATGGGGAGGTGGTAATTTTTTTGAAACCACATTAATAGGAGGAGCAAGTACCAAAGATTGGGGAGGTAAACACGCTACTCATGTTCTTGTTGATGATAATGTGGATTTCGATAATACAGATTGGGGTTCGGTGCAGAAAATAGCGATTGCTCCTATGTCTTCTTCGATTGGAAGGGTGTTGTCTATAGCACAAAAGGGGACAGAATTGGCGTATTGCTCTACAGATTCTGATTATAAAGATTTAAGTGCAACCAATTACAATGCTTATAAAGCAAAATCAAACTTTGCTATTTGTGGATTAATAGGGTTTAACGAAGGTATCTATGTTCATTTTACCTATACTGACAGTGGAAGTCATAATAAATTGGTGAAATATACTTGTAGTTCAAGTGGTAGTGTATCGGAAGGAACTCCTATTACGCTTTCTACCAGTGCTTTATCGTCAGAATCGATTATGACCATAGCTAATGGCAATTTATACTTTATTGCAAAAGGTTTAAATATTTTATACAAATTAACAACTTCAGATAGTGCATCTGTTATAGCAACTTCAGGGATTACATTAGCAAACGCTAAAGGTATTACTTCTATTGATCAAACAAATAATTTAAATGCAGATGGAACTTCCAGTGTTTCAGAAGTTAATCACGAATATTTAACCATTGTCACTGAAGATGGTAGTAATAATATTAATCATTATACATTAGATATACTTTCAGGTGGTACTTCTTGGACAACTTGGGGCACAACTATAACTGGAGAGGTTTTTGGATTAACAAAAATGGATTTTGGAGAAAACAGTAATAAATCAGAATCTTTGGTGTTGTGGTATACAAGATCAGGAGATACATACTTGTTTTATTCTACTCATAATAGTACGACAATAATTAATGATATTAGCACAAGTGTCGATAGTACAAAATTTGGTACTGGTGCTAATATTGCTTTTATTGATAAGGCTTATAACATCCCTTCAGGAGTTAAATATTTAATTGTAGGAACAGATAATGTAGGCAGTCCTGCAAGTTCAGGTATTCTGTACCGAGTGAGTAGTAGCAGAGGGGTTGAAGAAATGTGTAATCCAGGGACACTAACAGGGAAAACCAACTGGAATCCTACTTGCTTTGCTGATTGTGTGACCCCACAAAACTTTTTTACCCATGCAAAAGCGTGGATTGGTGTCTATGGAACGGAAGCACAAGATGAAACTGGTGGGGATAGTGCCGATGTATACAAAATGTCCGACATTGGTTGGTATGCAAACACCTGGAATGGGTCAGGGGATTGCGATTACAGATGGATTGACTTGGAAAGCGTATACAGTATATCTGAAGTAGATACCGGCAACACTACAACAACGCCAACTATATACCATAACAATGATAGAAACCCTGTAATTCCTTCAGGGGACACTATACGATTCGTACCAGGAGCAGTAGGGAAAATATCCAATACGGAAACCAAAGGAATCTGGCTTGGATATATTAATAGATCATTATTAAATAATACAGTTTCAGCATCCCCAAGCTGGTATCTATATGCAAACAAATTAAACAATCCTTTTACCTTTACAGGAACCAAACTGTACAATACAGGAGAGTCTATTCGACCTGGAAACAGTGTCAAATACAATTTAACAGCAGTTTACGATGGTGTTCAGGAGTCTTTATTTGATAAAGATAAAGAACTTATAATGTCCGACACAAACATTAATAATAATATTATTGAATTAAGTATCGAATTTGATGCCAATGCATTAAACAAGCGAATAACAGGAATTAATATTTACCGAGCAACCGAATTTTCACAAACAACATCATTTGATGGGTATAGTAACTATCAAATGATTGGACATATGACTTTTGTAGACTCACAAACAGCAATCCCTACGACAACCAGTGATACAGTAGCCAGGCTTCACATTTGGCGTAAAGATATGGTATTTATTAAAAGCACAGATGATTTAACCAGTTATGATGGGGAAACTGCTGGGATTAATGAATATGCTTTAAGTGTAGATGGTGGATGGGATGGAATCGATGCAATGACTGAATGGTCAGGTCCAGGAACTGATACAAGTACAAACTTATCATTTCGATTTCTTGTATTCCACTCAAAAATGGTGAGAGCAATGAACTCCACACAAGAATTTATGATTGTATCTGCTTTGCAAAAAGACAACCTATTAGGCAATAATGATAAATGTCAAATAGAAGATGAAGCGGTTATTATTGATGGAAGTGGAGTCTCCTCTACAGATGAACAAACAGGATTTACTGCAACAGTATCAGCAGGATTAGGAGCCCAGACCTTTACGATGAGCAGTGCCCCAGAAGGTTTTTTTGTGGCAGGAGATCATATCAAAACAACAAGCATTGGAACCACGACCCATTGGGTAGTCAATACTGTGAGTTCTGGTGGAGGAGTAACCTTAACTGCAACAGTAGCTGACGGGGGAACCTACAGTGGACCTGCTGGTAACATACGAATGAAGCAACCAGTAAGTGGAGTTATGGTTGGTATTTCACGAGGTCAATTACCCTTATCGCATGACTCTGATCCTTCACCTTCGGTGCTTACAACTGCTACTACTCATGCCATAAATAGCTATCTTTATATACGATCAAATAGTTTACCCAGATCGTATTCAAAGGCAAATTTAGATAGTAATGCCAGTATGAATGATAGTTACCTGGATAACAATTCGATGGTAGGTAGTGATTGGAAAATTGAACAAAGAAGTTGGGGGCAATATTCTGCTGTAAAAGAAGGAACCAGTGGGGGGGCTTATGGTGGTCCCAGAATTGGATTCTTGTATTTCCCGAATCCTGATGACATTACGGGTACACTTGGAACCGATACCACAGGAAATGAGTTAACAGTAGGATCATTGGCAGGATCTATACTGGTTTGCCCAGGGGATATTTCTTTTGAAATAGAAAATAATAGTGCCTATCAATCGACATTAGGTGGCTGTTGGGTACGATTACATAAAGATCACAATACATTTGGAGTAGACAGCGATGCAAATGATGAAAGTGACGAAGGGCATTTTAAAGAAAATGTTCAGGTAATAAGTGGATTTAGAAGAACCGATGCTCAAGGATCTACTACACCAGGAATGGGATTTGAGGTTGTATCTGGCACAACTGTTAAAATAGTATGTCAGGATTTTCGATTGGAGGATTTAGGGGAAGCAAATATACAAACAGTGTATTCCAATAGAGTAAATGGTCAATTTGCTGTCAAACTAAAGGGTAGAATGTTTTTGGGCAATTTAATATTAAACCCAGAAGATAAACAGGAAGAGCATGAAGATTGGATTGGCTATAGTGAATTAAATCAATATGACAATAGACCTGTATCTAATGTAATAACCCTGGATGATAGGGAAGGTGGTGCAGTATCAGGATTAGCTGTTTTATTTGGTAGGCTTATTGTGTTTAAACCACAGGCAATATTTATACTTAATGTTACTGATCCTGCTAATCCAAATACCTGGAATGTGACAGAATCTAAGCATAGCGTTGGGAACATTGCTCCAGAGGGTGTAGTAGAAGTACATGATAGTGTATACTTTGTATTTCACGATGGTATTTATGCAGTGACTTCTAATATGGTTGCAGACTCTACAGCAACGCCAAGCGTTATGGAAAAAATCACATTACCTATTGAAGACCAGTTTAATTCTGCAAACAGTAAAAAAGATATTAAAGGTATTTACAATCAAAAAGATTCTGAAATTTTATACACCTGGCAAACAGGTAGCCCAGCATCCCAGATTGTATGGGCATATCATGTTGTATTAAAAACCTGGAGAAAAGTTGATACTTCTACCAACCTGGATATACTTGCATATGGTGAAAACAGCTATCCTATTGCCTGGGATAATACGGATACCGATGTAAAGAAATTTGATGTAGACGAAGCAGTAGGAACAGCCTGGAAATCCAAAAAGTTTAGATTAGACCTGGATAACAAACGATTATTACGCTACGGAATGGTTCAGTTTACAGGTACTGATACATTAACTGTAAATATTTATCTGGATGGATCAGGATCTGCATCTTTTACCAAAACAATTACAGCCGATGGTGGCGTAAACAGGTTTCCAATCAAACGATATGGAAAGAATTTTGAAATTGAATTAACCACTCCATCGAGTACAAATGCTTTCTCGGTGGAACGAATGAGAATAGAAACGGAGTAAGTTATGGATCCCATGACCATGATGATGATTGCCCAGGGTGCTGTGAAAGCAGGGCAATCTGGATCACGATTATTAAAACCAAAGTTTGGCAGTACAGCCTATGGTAGACTGTTAAACCAAAGAAGAACCCAGGGTAACCTGACTCCTGGACAGGAATCTCTTGCTCTTGGAAGGACAGCCGAAACAGCCACAAAACAGGCAAATTTGGCAAATAAACGCTACATGGGATCGATGATCAATAAAGGATTGCAAGGTAGCGTATCAGCCCAGAGAGGGTTAAGAGAAGCTGAAGCGGATGTAAGAAGAACTGTAGCTGATACAGGTAAAGATATTTATCAAAGCGAAGAAAAAGCAAAGTCTCAAGCAAAGTTGGATTACGCCAGGGCAATGGATCAGGATAAAGCAGAGCGTAGACAGGCATTAATAGGTACTGTAGGTGCAATAGGTGAAACTGCATTAAAAGCAGGAGCAACAGAATATGGTGCAAGGGTAGGAAAACAACAAGCCCAAGATCAAGCATATACAGATGCTATGAAAAAATATGGATATGCTAAAGCATTTCAAACTCCATCAGGAGAAACAAGATATCAGGGAGGTGGATTTGATCCAGAGACTGGAGAAGCAAGAGGTTCATTAACATTAGATGATAAACGAGCAGTAGAGGTGTATGCTCAAAAAGCGAATATTAAAAACAGTACAGCAGTTAGCGATACTTTTGAATCGTTTTTATCTGGCGAAACTAAACCTGATAAATTTGTGGAAAAAATGGAAAGTCTTGGTTTATCTCAAGAACAAATTATTGAATTAATGAAACAGTTGAGCCAATAATGAGCAATCCACAAAACAAATTAAAATTTCAGGCAGTATTAGATGTGCTTGAAGCAAGAGATAAAAAACAAAAAACAGATACTTTAAAAGCAAAAAGAACCTATGCTGAAGAGATTCAAAAATCATCTCCTGAATACAAGGCAACAAAGGCAAAGGAAGCAGAAACAAAAAGGATCAAGGCAGATACAAACTTAAAGAAAGCCAAAAAAGAAGCCAAAGGACCAACCCCACAGGAAGATATGCTTCGATTTGGTCAACAACAAAAGAAGTTTAGAGATCTTGCTTATAAAGAACGAGTATTGACAGAAACAGATGAAAAAGGTACTGAAGATAAAAGCGATGATGAAACAACGGTATCTATGCAGTATATACCAAGAGAAGGAGGAGCAATATTTAAACAACAGGTAGAAGCCTATGGTGATAGTTTAAAGTTAGCAGAATTAGCACAGCAATATGGGAGACGAACTCCTGATGTAAGAAAAATTGATAGGAATCAAAAAGAAATAGAAAAAGAACGAACTCGTATTGCTGGTGAAAAATGGAAGCAATTAATGACACAAAAACTGCCTTTGCGACCTGGAGCAGATGGAACATATTCACAATTCCAGGATACATACTCACAAGTTACAGATCAGGAAAAATATGAGATGGCAAACGATATTGCAAACGAAGAATTAGTTAAAAAATATGGCAAAGGAATTATCCCATTATTAACAGCATTGAAAAATAGATAATGGCAGATCCCTTTAACCCACAACCACAGCGTAATACTTTAGACGATATACTGGACCAGGCATTTACTGACCTGGAACTGGAGCGACAACGCCAGGAATCTATTATTAATGCCAATGATCCTGATAAGGTATTATCTCAATTAAACAAAGTAGATAAGCAGATAGAGAACGAGCCAGAAGAGGTTCAACAGGCAGTAAGGCAAAAAGTATACAAGCCTGGATACTTTGATCGCAATAGACAAATGATGGATTGGAAACCACAAGGTAAGCCTGTGGTAGAACCAAAGGACAACACAAAATCCATTGATGAAACCATACAGCGATACGAACAATACGAACAATTATTTCCACAATACTTTCAGGAAGAATACGATAAGGTGGCTCAGGATCTTGGACAGGTTAAAACTTCAGAAGATAGGAATGTCATTCGTGGCCCATTTTCCAAAGAGCCTACTTATACTGAACAGGACCTTGAAACAAAGGCTGTAACACAGGCAAAAAAGCGATTAAGTGACGAAGGTATACTTGAACCAAAGCGTACATTTTTAAACACTTTAAAAGAGACATTTACAGATTACAAAAAATTTGGTAGTAAACTGCCATATTTAGGCGGTGGAGTTGAAGCCTATGAAGCATTAGACCTTCTGCAATCTATTAAAGATATACAAAGAGGTACTGCTGATCAGGCTGATTATGCTACTGTAATGAATGCTCAACTGGAAATGGAACGAGATAGTGGCTTTGGAGCAATGGTTGTTGATATAATGATACAACTCCCTGCTTATGCTGTTGAATTTTCAACGACTGCTGGTACATATACTACTGGAAGAAAAGCAGGGCAAAAAGCATTACAGGAGTCAGTGAATTGGGTTTTATCTAAGCAAGGCAAAAAGTTAGTTAAGGAAGGTGCAGATAGGTTTGGATTAAAGGCTGTTAAAGGCGTAGTGGGTGCAACCACTGGTACACTTGCAAGAACTGTAGATCCAAAAATGTTCAGTAGGGTAGTAGCTAATGTTAGTAGAGAATTGCTACCTGATTATGAATTGAATCGAAAATTAGATGGAAAACTGGAAGTATTGTCCAGTAATGAAAAGAGTTTAGGAAAGTCCATTGTAGATGGATATTTATTAACTTACTTGGAATTGTTGGGTGAGCAGTCTGGTGAAGCTATCCCGTTTTTGGGTAAAGAGTTTAAAACCTTTTTAAAAAGCAAACCAGAGAGTGCTGTTCATGGTTTATTAAAATCATTGATACGAAAGAATCCAGATGTTCCTCCTGGGAAATTTATGCAAGGTGTTAGACAGGCAGGGATACAATCGGTTCCAGTAGAGTTAATGGAAGAAAGGTTTACTGATTTTTTACAGTCAGGAGTAGAAGGACACGAATTTAAATGGCCTACAGCAGAAGAATGGTTGGCTGAAATAGTAGCCATTGGTGGTTTTTCAGCAAGTGTTAGAGGTGTAGGTAGAGGTTTAGATAAAAAAGCAGAAAAGAAATCTCAAAAAGCCAGAGCCAAAGGATTGGAAGCTATTGAATCTGGTCAGGCAAGACAACTTACTGATCAAGATATAAGGGACTTTGTAAGATCGCTTACCAAAGAAGAAGCGATGGAAATGGGTATTAACCAGGAAACAGGTGAGATAGAAGGGCAATCTATTCTTGGTAAAGAAATGATTCGTAGAAATTTGGAGATGGATAAGTTTCCAGAAACAGAAACAGAGTTTAGAGAAGCTGGAGCCAGGGAAAACATCAAAAAGCAACAGATGGAAGGTAAGGATTTTGTTGGAAAGCTGATAGAAAAAGCACAGTCAGAGTCTGGTATTGCCATTGAAAGAGAATACATGGATCGAACACTGGCTGATGAAATAGCTGATGAAGAATTGTCAGAAGAAAGATCCAAAGAGATTTTAAGGGAACATGGTATTGATGAAAATACTGATCCCAAAGAAATTATGATTACAGGGCGAACATCAGGCTTTGTAGTTCGATTATCTACAGCAGGAACTGAAGAAAGAATGGCTGAAGAATTTGTTGCAGTCAGTGAAGAAATGGCTGAAGTCTATTATAATGCTGAAGTAGAAAACATAGGAGAGCAGGAGTTTGAAAATGAAATTGAAAAAGACAGAAAGAATTATTACGAATCTACAGGAGAAAAAGACACAGGAGAATCAAACAAAGAATGGTTCAGTACGATGGCATTACGCTTTAGCACACAAGGTAAAGTCCACGAATCCATCGGAGCAAAACTCACAGAAATCTTTAAAGACCTTATGGAAAGGGCTCAAATACTTCTCCAGGATGCCTTCCGACTTCAAAAGCATATCAAAGAAGGAAAAGTAAGTGATTCCTTATTAAAGAAACTGGAAGAAGCTACTGATTTCAAAAAGGTAGGAGAAAAGGTCCAACAGGCAAAGGAAAGCAAGAAACAGCCTACTTATCGTGTAAATAAAGAAACTTCCCAAGAGTCTCTAATTAGTCCAACGGAAAGTCAGCAACCATCAAAATTTATTATAAAAAGAAATGGGAGAGTCAATCTTGAGAAGTTTCAAGGTAAAGTTACGCCAACCGATCTTTCAACTCAATCAATTTCAAAAATAAAAAAATCTGATTGGTTAAGGGCTGATGGTGATGTTGTTGTTGGTGATATTATCAAATTTAAAGAAGGTGTTTTTGGTGGCAATTACAGAAATCCAAAGTATGTAGGTGATAGATCTAACATTGCAATAATTATAAAAGATTCATATGGAGAAGTTAGTGGGCAACATACTTTTTCAATCGAAATATTAAAATCTACAGGGGTGGAAAAATTAGCAAAAGGGTTTAAAACAAGAAGGAAGGGAAGAGTAATTTATCGAAATGGAGTTGAAAGATTACTTTGGAATAATGAACAATCCAGAGAGTTAGTGAAAGATGAAAAACATAATCGAGGTCAGCAAGTTAGAAATCTTAAAAAAGAAAGATATTTAGGAAATATTTCTTATCGATTAACTACACAAGAATCCTACGAATTACACGATACTGCAAAACGAATATTTGGGACCACAGAAGATCCCAGGGAAGCAGGATACATATTGTTGGATGGAGAGATGTTAGATTTTTCTGGTAAGAATGAGGGTGGGACTCCTGGGACCAGGGCATATGACCATAGACAGATAAACCAGGTGGGTGATGATACAATAGGTGGTGATGATAGATGGGATAATGTTAGTGGGATGATGGAGTTTATACAGTCTGGTGCAATACGGTATATGCCTGAATCATTTACATTTCATATGGGTAATGAAAAACCAGACCAGCCACAATTAGCAAGATTAAGGCAGTTAATCGATAATCCGCCAGGTATGGATGCTCTTCATTCTAAAACACCAATAAACATTACCATTACTGATATTGATGGAATGTTAAAATTTCAAAAGAATTACGATAGGGGTACTGCCTGGGAAGAGATAAAACGAGATATGTTACAATTTTACAGAACAGGTAAAGGTCCATCCATTACCCAACAGTTTCATAGTTCTTATCGTCTTTCAAAAAAATCAGGTGGTGACCTGGTATGGAAAAATACTCCTATTGTAAAACAACCTAATTTACTGGAACTCACAAAATATTTAACAGAAAGAGCAAAGTCTATTGCAGATGAATTAGGAGTAGATTTAACTCAAAACACACCCGAAGCAATTGATATAGTATCCAATGTTATTGCTGAAGAAATAAAAATAGAAACAGGAAACAAAAAGAATGCATTGGGTTGGTATTCAATTAAAATGCAGAATGCTATAGAGTTGTTGTCGCAGATCCATCCAGAAATCATGGAAGATCCAGACCACAACCAGGTATTTAAGGTTGCATTGGCAATAACCAGTAATGGTACACCTGTTGAAGATAATTTAAAAATAGCGATGGTAGCATATGAACATTGGAAAGATAAAGGTGTATTACCAAGCACATTTAAAGTAGGTGGTCAAGAAGGACCAGCAATGGCATCTGCTTTTAAAGTTTACAATAAGCATCAAAAAGAAATAGGCACTACAGCATTCCATACTTTTTTAAACACAGAGTTTACTGTTAAAGAAATTAGCAATATGGGTTATAAGGTAAGTGGTGAACTCGTTGATGCCAAAGTAATGGGAGCAGTTATCTTTGGTCCTAAAATCGGTGCATTTTTATCTAATATAAATGGACATTACCAATATCTTACAATGGATCGTTGGTTTATGAGGACAATAGGGCGTATTAGAGGTGATCTAAAACCACAACAGGATTACTCTGATCAATTAAAACGATTTAGAACTGCACTGCGAATTAATCCAAGTAAAATGAAACTTTATGAGGTTTCAAAAGAAGATCTTAAAAACGATGATAAGGTAATAGAGGTTGCAAGAAAAGTTTTAAAAAAGTATGCAAAGTCTAAATTTGTTAAAAAATTAAATCGTAAAGCATCTTTTTATCCTAAAACGAAATTAAATATGGCTTCTAATACTCTGATAAAGAGGATTGATGAAATACAGGATGATCCAAAAAATGCTACAGATCGTAAATATTTAAGAGAAATAATGAAATTTGCAGTAGAAAAGTCTGATATTGAAGGGCTTACAATGGCAGATGCACAAGCTATTATTTGGTTTCCTGAAAAGCGTTTTTTCAGTAAATTCGGAGTAGGATCACAGCGTGGCAAAAAAGAAACAGATTATGAAACAGAAGCAAGACAATATGTCAAATCAAGACTTGGATCAGTCCAACCCATCGGGAGCAGTGCAAGAAGAAGTGCCACAGGTGTCAAAGAAAGCACTCAAAAACCTGAAAGCCTGGGCAAAGAAAAACCGACTTATAGATTAGCCCCTACCTTCTACTCTAAAGCAGAACGAGTAGTTACCGAACAATTCCCTCCTACAATGAAGTCTCAATCTGTTGAGAACTTCTTAAAAAAGAACCAGGTCAAACCAGAAGAGATACAATGGTTAGACTTGGAAACCTTATTAAGGGGTAAGCAAAAAGTCACCAAAGAAGAACTCCAGGAATGGATCCAGGCAAATAAGATTGAAGTTGAAGATGTGATGAAAATTGACGAAGATGATAAAATTATTTTCAGGGTAGGTGATTTAGAGGTGTATAGAGATAATAAATTAGTTGATTATACAAGAGAATTTAATCCATCTGATCCAGTTGAAAATTTAAAAATGGTATTAGTTGAGGATCTGGAAATAAATAAATGGGATATTATGAAAGATCCCAAAAGAGAATTGCTGGATTATTTAGATCAAAAATATCAAGACCAAAATGATCAATTAGAATATGCATTAGAACAAAAAAACACAGATAACACATTAGAAAGAATAGCATATATACAGGAATTACAAAGCAAAGTTAAGCAAGATGATTTTGAATTTGATATACAAGAAGCGAAACAGACTCCCAAACACTCATCCTATCAACTCCTTGGAGAAAAAGAAGATTATCGTGAATTATTGCTGACATTGCCTACTGGTGAAAGTGCTGAACCATTAAGTGGGTTTATAGTATTTAAAAATGTAGAAGATGCAGATGATTTTATTGAGATAGTCGATAGCCTGAATGGAATGGAAGAAAAATATATTAGTAGAACGGACAGGGATAATTTTAGAAGAATTGAGTTTGAAAATATACCTGATCCATTAGCAAATCGAATTTTAAATATTGCAGAAGAAATGGGATTAGAGTCGTGGAAAACAAATCAGGATACAAGAAGAAAATCTAAAGATGTATTTACTACAGGTCACTACGATGAACCAAATATACTGGCTCATGTACGCTTTAATACTCGCAAATCACCCACAGGAGAGCGAGTTTTATTCATAGAGGAGTTGCAGTCTGACTGGCACACAAAAGGTCGTGAGAAGGGGTATAAGCAACCAAAGAAAATGCAAAAATTAATGGCTACTTTAAATAAAAATGGTATTTATGAAAATAAAGAAAGTAGCCTTAAGGGAACATTTGTTGATAAAAATAAAAATGATTTATATCATCCAAACCCAAATGTGAAAACTACAGCAACTCCAAAACAAATTAATTTAATTGAAAACTATTTAAATGAAGTAAGAAAAATAGATGGTTTTAATAAGGGTTTAATACCTGATGCTCCATTTAAAGGCAATGGCTGGATAGAACTGATAATGAAAAGAATGCTACGCTATGCCAGTGAAAACAACTTTGATCGGATTGCCTGGACCACATCCAATCAGCAAATAGATAGATGGAGAAATGAATTAAGACAGAATGTAGACCAGATCTCTTGGCAGAAATTAGTTGCTGGAAAGAGAGAATTAACATCTGAAGAAAGAATTATTGGAGCAACTACAAGAGGTAACCCATTTATTGTGGAAGAGATGGAAGAATTGCAAACTCAAGATATGGGTAAACAATCTGTCATTGTAAATGGATTAAAAAAGAATGAGAGCGTATTCAACCAAACTATTCCATTGGAAGGTGAAACAACTATTAATGGTCAAAAGGTTACCCTGGAAGGATTGTTGGGTAAACAGATGGCTACCCAGATCCGAAACAGTGAAGATAGAACAGGAGTTATAGAAGGCGATGACCTTTCTGTAGGAGGGCAAGGATTTAAGGTGGTATACGACTTTGCTATTAAAAAGATCCTAAACAAGATGGGTAAGAAGTTTGGTGCAAAGGTGGACCAGGTTGAATTTAAATTAAAAAGAGTTGATTGGTATAGGTTGGGTTTACAACCCCAACTCAATCAACCATCCATCCGAGTTACTCGCAAGATGAAAGAGTCTGCATTAAAAGGGCAACCTACATTCAGAGCCAGTAAAATGACATCTACAGATGATGTACTTTCCTCACCTTCTTTTAAAAAATGGTTTAAAGGATCCCAGATAAAAGATAAAGATGGTAAGCCCCTGGTTGTCTATCATGGAAGTGGTTATGATTTTAAAGGTTTTTATACACCAAGCTATTTTACAAGTGACTCAAGATATGCTGAAGGCATTGCTGATGAAAGAGTAGAAGAAATGTACGAAGAAGGTGAGGATTGGAATCCAAGTCAAATAATTTATCCAGTGTATTTAAATATAAAAAAACCAAAGATTGTAGAAGAATTTGACACTTCCTATATCGATGTTAGTGATATATCTAATGAAGATATTAAGAATTTAAAATCGGAAGGCTATGATGGAATAATTTCTGGTGAGACTTATATAGCATTTGAACCTACTCAAATTAAATCCATATTTAACAAGGGTACATTCAATCCACACGATCCCAGAATATCATTTAGAATGGCTCCTACCAATCTGGTAACACCACTTGCAAAGATCTACCAGGAACAAAAGGGAAATAAGAAATCCTATACCAAAGAAAATTTTGAACTGGATCTGGTACGATTAGGATACCCAGAAGAAACAATAAAGACTGCAAAGGATCTGTTTGGTATTATCCGAATTAAACAGATAGAAACTGATGAGCCTACTCCTATAGAAAAAGAATTACAGAAACTCCAGGATATGCATATCACCAGGTCTAACCTGAAAGACAGGATCAAGAGAGCCTATAGATTAGGTGCAGTTGAAAAAGAAAAAGAAATAGTTAAACTGCAAAAGATTGTAACTAATTATGCCAGGAAGAATCTACCAACAGGGTTATTTAAGAAATCAGAAGTCACTGGATTACTTGCCAAAGTAAGGGATGCTAAACGAGCAAGGGAGTTAGCTACAGCATTAGAAAGAATTGATCGTGTTATAGACAAAGTAAACAAACGATCAGCATTGGCAAAGTGGAATAAATCCATTAAGAAAAAAGCAAAGGTAAAAAAAGTAAAAGGAGTTACAGAAGGTACAGTAGGTGCAGAGGTCC